AAAATTCAAGTATATGCATAAAGAAAGTCGTGATTTGCAATTTGCTGATTATGACGCAAGATTTAGGTTAAATTTAAATAAAGTTAATATAACATTGGGTGGTTCTGTAAAAGGACATCCAGTCTATGGACATCCAGCAATATTGGATTATGATGGTATATGGTTTGAACTTGCATGGGATTATGGATATGAAGATTTTGAAGTACCTGGTTTTGATTTAAATGGAAATGGTATTATAGATGACCCTTATTATGTATGGATTGAGACAGATATATATACAGAAGAAGGATATTGGGTTATTTTCAATGAAGGGACAAGTTATTATTGGGAAGACCCAGAAGGTAATTATATAGCAGGTAGCGACCAAGAATTTTATGATTATCATTATCAAGATGTTGTGAATATGTACAATGAAGATAATAAGGAAAAAGAATGGCAAGCAGAAGCCTCTATAGTAGTAGGCTTAGATGTTTTACTTGGGAATGACAATTATTATTCCCATATATGGGTCAATGCATTTCCATACTCTGTTGGTTTGACAGATAAAGCGTATAATGGAGATGACATACAATATGACGTTGGCATGCTGATTGGCACCAACCTAAACGAGCATATTGGGGTGTTTATTGAGGGTATTTATCAAAGCTACTATGGAAGAGAAGAGTATAATATATCAACAGGAATAAACTGGAGGTTTTAAATGGCTGATGCAGCAACGATGACAATCAAAGCGGTAATATTACCTGATGAGATACAGGCAACATTAAAGGATTTAACATTCTCCTATACTCCTGCTGATGCAAATGATAAATGGTTTTATGGTATTGTTAATGTTCCTCATAATACAGGTGGTGTTGATTTAATATCTGGTAAGTTTTTAGCTGCCAGTGCAGGGGTTGCAACAGGAACAGCAAATGCTGATATAACAACTTCAGATAAAGTTAAGTTTTTATTTATAAAGAACAGTGGAACAACGGATGGTAGTTCAACTACAGATGAAAGCTTAATGCTTGTTCTTGATGGTTCAACTGTTGCTCATGGTTCTACCAATGCTATTGAAATAAGTTCTGGAGATTCTTGGTTTGCAAAACTTCCAAATACAACAGTTGGCGATTTACATGCAATATCTGCAGACCCAGACCAAACAGTTGGTGGAGGAAATGTTCAATGTATAGTCGCAGCAATACTGGATGATGTAGCATAAGGAGATAATATGCCAATATGGATAGCAAAAATAATAGCCACAAGAATTATCAAAGCAGTCAAACATAAAATTGATTTAAAAAGAATTGATAAATATGTTAATAAGCCAAATGAATTAGATAAACAAATGAAGTCTTTGCAGAAAACAGTTAATAAGTATGGTGAATATATAGAAGATATGGAGAAGAATATAGCTATTTTAATGAAAGATTCACATCCTGCTCAAGAATATATCTGTTGCAGAAAATGTGGATGCAAAATATCTAAAAGTAAACTAGAAAAAAAGGAGAAGTAAAATGGCATGGATAACAAGTAACTGGGAATGGGTTTTGTTAGGATTCATGATATTGGAAAAATGTATCAAGATGAGCCCAACTAAAGCAGATGATGTGGTATTAGACATGGTTTTAAAGCCTTTAATGGATAGGTTTAAACCTAAAAAATAGTGCCTAAACAAGTCTTACAAATTACGAATTTCGCTGGAGGCTTGAATGCTTATTCTGATGCAAGAGATATTGAGGATAATCAGTTTGTTCAAAATTGGAATGCTGTTGTAGATAAGGATGGTATCATTAGAGTTTCTGGTATGGCTGAAGATGTTTCTTCTATGACTACAGAATATTTTGATAATACAAATTTTCAAAAAGGACATGGTTTATTTCAATTCACAGCTGATTATTCTCTATCAGGAATAGATGGGGATTTTAAAACTGGTGTTAAGACAGGTACATTATCTGCATATTCATCTGGAACTCCTTCAGTAACTTTAGAGACAACTGTTGCTGCACAAGCTTCAGATTATTATAAGGATTGGATTATATATATTTATTTAGGCCCTGGAAAAGGAGAGTCAAGAAAAATTACAGCAAGCAGTACTGCAAGTCCTCCTGTATTAACAATATCTGCCGCAACAACAGCAACGTTAACTTCTTCTTCTAAATATATTATATATAGGTGGACTCCAAGTGCTAATTTCTTAGGTGATGGTACAAATAATTATGATTATATAGGAGATGATGGTGATGGAGATTATCATCTTGTTTCTAACTCTGGTAATGTCAGTGATAATACATCGAATTCTTTAGGTTATGTCGCTTTTGAACCAAACTTATCGTTAACACCAGGAGCTGAATATACTATCTCATTTAATTGTAAAGGCTCAACAAATGGCCCAGAACCTAGATATTATAATGCTGTTTCTAATGGGCATGAAGATGGGAATACTACAAATAATTATTCAGATAAAGTTCCATGGATTGAGTTATATTCAACAACTGTGGCTGATACTAAGGGAAGTATTAAAACTTTAACTGCAAGTGCTGATGGTGATTTAGTCTTTGTAAGTTCAGAGAGTAACGTAAGTGGTAATTGGGAGGCTAGTACAACAAATGAGATTGTTACGCAAACCAGTACAAGTGGACAAGGCGCAGGAGCTTCATTTAATGTTATTACAGATGGAAGTGGTAATCATACTGTTAGGCTTATTCCAAATAAAGCAGGAGCAGGTTATGCCGCAGGAGATACACTTGTTCTTACTGACCCTAATGATAGCAATAATAATACTATAACATTAACGGTTGCTTCTATTAATATGACTGGACTATCTTTGGTGTCTTCTGGTGTTGAAGGATTCTCTTATGATTGGTTAAAAGGAATAGACGGAGATGGTACTGCTTCTGGTTATATATCAAAACAAGATTCAAATTATATTGACAATGGAGATTTTCGTTTAAATTATAATGCAATAGAATCTACCAGTGTTGTATCAAATGAATCAACTGTTTCTGCAACAGATAGTTCTGTTACATTGACTGTTGATGGTGCAAGTGCTACAGATGCATTATTATTAAATCAATCTTTATATAAAACTGGTGGAGCATTTATTGGTGTATGTACTGCAGTAAATTCTACAACAGAAATAGTTTTTGCTAATGGTGTTGATATTGATATTGATGAGGATACAATTTTATATTTACGAGCATGGGATATTGTTAAGCATGATGATGATGTAACTTCAGATTATGCAAATCATGGGTTGACTGCAGTAAGAGGCTTATCTGCAGGTCAAAGTTATGATGGTCTTGGTGCATCTTTAAAATTAACAGCATCAATTCAGGGAATAGGTGGGCCTGGAACGGGATGGTTAAGTCAAACAGTTCTTCTTGATGAATTAACACCCTATGCTTTAAATTTTGTATACAGCACTAAAGCTCCAAATGGCAGAGCAGAATATAGGGTTCTTGGCCCAGATGGCACTGTAATTATTGGGCAAGAAATTCAAGCGACAACAAATGTGGTAACTCCTTCTTATAGATGGGCTAATGAACAAGCAGAAAGCGGACTTGGAGCAGGCACGACAAATAATTTTTCATATTTACAATTTAAAACTCCAGCCAGTATTACATCTGCCTCAACTGTTTCTTGTAAGATTCAATTCAGACCAGTGGTAGGTAATGCAACTGAAAATTATTTCTGGCTTCATGGTGTAACTTTACATAAGAATTATTTTGATTTAAGTAATATGTCTTTAAATAACCCAGAAGCAAATAATCCATTTAAGGGAGGTATTCAGAATTATTCAAAATATAGCACTAAATTTACTATTCCAAGTAATTACAGTTCTGTAAGTGACTGGGTTCTTAGGATACATGCAGGTAAATATGCATGGATAGATAGTAATACATTGGATGGTGGTAGTGAGAATAGTCAGAGTTTAGCAATAAATATAAAAAATATACAAATTGGGGGGCCATTTCTATTCTCAGGTGAAACAAAGGAAACTGTTACATTATTAATGGATAATGCTGTTCAAAATCCTTCTATTTTAGCATATACATCTTCATCTTCATCTTGGAAAGGAGCGTTTTTAAATTTTAGTGGGACTAATGTAAAGCCTGTTTATAATTATATTAATGGAATGCTGAAGGTTTCAGATGGTAATTTTTCAAATAGTAATGATAATAAGCTTGTATATTATTCTACAAGAAAACTTTATAATCAGAGCATTTTTTCTAAATGGGTTAAAAAAGGAAATGGTATTCCATCTCCTATTTCATTATCAATATCACAAAATGATGATGATAATACGGCTTCTGCCGTTTTTGATTGTAATAAATATTTTAATAATTATTTTGCTGGGGAGGAATGGAATCAAGAAAATTGGCCAATGGATTGTTTTGGCGATATTTCTGAAAGTACGGTAAATAATGCGGGTGTTGTAAATCCTACAGGTTTAGTTTTAAGGCATCAATTATATAGGACAACAAAGAATAAACCTGGGGGAAGAAGATTTAATGCTGATTCAGGGCACTATGATAGTACTTCAGAGATAACGGGGTATCAGCAACTTTATCATCCAGGGTCAGCGTGGTTTAACGATACTTTTAATAGAAGAATAAACGAGCCTGATACTTATAGTCAAGAGGATTATTTAGCTGAATATTATGATGGTGATTCAAATGGTGAGTATTCGATGAATGCTACTGAATATTTAAGCCAATCAGGGATTGATGTACCATCAGCTGCTGGTGAATCAGTTGCAATGCATGACGGATATGTGGCAGACGAAGATGAGCATAGGAATCCTGTAAATTTAGCGATAGAATCATCAGCATTTGATGATATTGATAATTTTAAGTTTATTTTTTCTTCAGATAATCCAATAGGAAATATAAAATATGTTGATATAAAATTTAAAGCTGAATATGTTTTTTGGTCTACCCCATCTAGTTATGATAATCAGATGATTCCTCCTTATTTTGAGTTTCAAGCTGGTAATATAGGAACTCCCTTAAATTCTCAAGCTTTAAAGACTAGTTTAATAAACGGTGATGATTTAGATTTTAATGAATTTAGTGAAACAGAGATTATAGGAGATGTAATAAAAGACGCACTTGAACATATGAGTGGGGAAAAGTCAATGTGGAAATTAAGTTCACATGACGGAGGTTTTACAGAAAGGTATGATTCAAGAGGAAAACTATTGGAGCTTAAGCTTGATAGGGGAGTGACAACTTCAGGGTTAGACGCAGAATATCATGAATTGAATTTCTCAGGAGCTAATTATAAAGTTACGATGGATATTGAAGATAGAATTGAATTTGATTTTAATAAAGCTTTGACCAGTGATACGTTTGTTATAAAACTTACTGAAAATCTTAATCATGGAGGTCATGAAAATGATGAAAACGTTAATGGTAATTTAAGTTTTAAAAAAGGCTTTGGTGGTGATTATCCTCATGAGCAATGGAACTCTAAGCATTGGGTAAATTTTCAAAGAACAACTGGTGACCATAAAATGGCTCCTGATTCAGGAAAGGATACTTCTTATTATACTAGGTATATAATCGAAACGTTTGATATTGGTTTTTGGAATCAAGAAATTGACCCTGTTATTGAACTTGGAGGTAACAGTGCTGGTATTAATTTTGCTTGGGATGATAATGATGCTGAAGGTATTGGTTGGGCTGATAGGATTTTTGAAATTGCAACAACAAGTGTTAATGTTTTTGGAGAAGAATCTGCATTATCCCCATCGTTAGGAAAAGTTGGTGAATCCATTGAGGGGGGTTCTTTTATTCAGCCTGGACAGGCTCCATCAATTAGATTTAGAATGAAGCAATCTCATTTAAATGATATATTTATAACAAAAACAAAAGTTTATATGAGAGACACTGAATCAGAAATATGGTATTTGCAATGTTATCTTGACCATGAAAAAAGAACATTCCATTCAACTACATCATTTAAATCTGCAAACTCTGTTGATATATTAGAAGAGACTGAATGGTTTTTAGAAAGAGATAATTTCAAAAACTTTAATGAAGTTGCCAGTTATGAGTCTGAAACAATGGTATCACAGGATGATGGTGTAAGTAATAATAAATTAACAGCTAGATATAAAACTTCTGTTATTGCTAATAATAGAATGTATGTTGGGAATGTCATGCAAGAAGGTGTTATACATGGAGATAGAATGTTAAAGTCTCCTATTGGTAAATATAATATATTACCAGCATCAAGTTTTGTTGATGTTGCAATCAATGATGGTGATGAAATTACAGCATTGGATTATTATAAGGATAAGATATTACAATTTAAAAAGAGAAAAGTATTTGTTATCAATATATCAGGTGATTATGAATTTCTTGAAGATACATTTGATAATGTTGGGGTATTACATCAGGCCTCTGTAACAAAAACACCACATGGTATTGTATGGGCGAATAAGACGGGTTGTTATCAATATAATGGTGAACAAATGACTAATTTGATTGATAATAGAATCCCTGCAACATCGGATTATGCTAATACTGTAGTGTCGATATATAATTATTGGCTTGGTTCTAATTTTGATGGTGATTGTGTTGTCGGATATGTTCAAGATAGGGATACATTGTTAATTAAATGGACATCTGATAATAAAAGTACTTCTGCATGGCCAGATGGTGTGTCTTACCATTTTCCAACAAAATCTTGGATATTTAATTATAATTCTATATCGGGAAATTCAGATAGCAGTGAGACGGGTGCTATTTCTAATATGATTACTGATGTTAATGGTGATTTGTTATATTATCGTTTTGATGATACGCCTCTTACATATAATGGAATTAAAAAATGGAATAATGCGTCTTTAGTAA